AATGCCTGAGTAGTGGAATCCACATAGTCATCATGCTCTCCTGACGGGAAGGCAGCACACTCTTCGATAACCTCATGTGCCCATTGGGTGGGTGGGTGCCATATAGATCCACTGGCAAACAGATCAGTTACAGCGTTTGCCCTAGCAATTTTATCCTGCCCGCGAGAAGGAGTGAACTCTGTAACTGGAATGCCCATTGCCCTCAGTTCAAATATTAGTGGGGCACCAGATGCCTTTTTCTCCACGATCATTTGATCTGGCTCATACTCCATGTACTTATCATAGGCGGCACGTTTTAGATCTGGGAACTCAAGCTTTTCCTTGTAGGCATCCAGCATAATTAGATTGGGCTGACTGCGCCCAGTGTCATCAGGGTGGTAGAATACCCCCCATGTGGTGCAAGCACTATAGTCAGATCTCTGTGTCTTGAGGAATGCAGTGTCCCAAGACTGCAATATTATCTCACAGGGGGGTGGGTTGGGTCTATCCCACTCTCTCCACCACTCACGTTTGATGAGCGCCCCTTCCTCAGACGTGGGATTTTGCTGATATTGGGCATTCCACTTTGTAGGTGGAAGTTCTGCCTTCAAAGCATCCAGTTCATCCATTGACCAGAACTCAGGCCAGAGGGGTTTACCCGAAGGCATTATGGCTGGGAACTCAATGACCTCCCATTCGTCCATACCTTTCTTATTTCCTGTAGATTTCATGATCTGCCCAGTCAGATCTCGCAGGGACCAACGTGTCATCACGACAATGATGGCACCACCGGGCTGTAATCGCTGACGTGGGCCAGATGTGTACCATTCATACACACGATCATAGACTTCTGGGTTGAATTGTCCCTGTTGAGCGTCCTGTTCTGAGTGAGGATCGTCAATAATGAGGAGATCAGCACCTTTACCAGTAACTGCCCCACCAACACCAATGGCGAAGTAGTCACCGCGCTTGTTTGTGTTCCACCTTCCTGCCGCTTTGGAGTCAGATGACAGGGTTATACCGCTGAACACGTTCTGGAAGTCCTCAGATTGTATGAGGTTCCGCACCTTCCTACCAAATCCAACTGCCAACTCAGCAGTGTGGGCGGTTTGAATGACTTTCTTTTCAGGATACTTTCCTAGAAACCATGCTGGCAGCAAGTAAGAGGCGAACTCTGACTTGGTATGACGGGGTGGCATGTTGATAATCAGACGTTTTAACTCACCACTAGCCACACGCTCAAACGCACTCGCCATTTTCTGGTGATGCCGCCCACTAATAAAGCTAGGCCACATGAGATTCACAAAGGAAATGAAGTCTTCCTTAGCTTTCTTCTTGTTCTGCACATCCTCAAGAGCTTCAAGATCCTTGAGAAGGGCAGCTTTCTCATTGGGTGGGAGCTTTGATATCTGAGACAGAACTTGACTTAAATCTCGCAAGCCGTTCCCCCTATATATATCAGGTAAACAGTTATATACCTTTAACTGTTATATACCTTTAACAGATATATAACTTATCTATACCTGATATATAATAGTAGTAAATATATAATATGCTGTTTTATGAAAAAAGTTGGGGTAGTCATAGGGTGGGGTCTCTGTTTCACCAGTGTTTGAGATTATTTGTGTGTAATACTATGTATGGTCAGAATAATCGGGCGCGCTCGCGGGGGGTGGTCGGGGGTGGGTGGGGGTAAAACTCCTTTTAATTTTATGCGTGTGCGAGCAAAAAGTTCAATAGCACTTCTTTTTCACATGCCCAGCCGCTTGAGCCGTGCCTCGATATCCGCCTCGATTTCATCCGCGCTGCGCTCCGCCTTGTCAGTGGTCTCCACACGATCAATCCATAGCCCGCAGTTCTTGCCAAGCAATTCCAAGGCCCGCACCCTTGCGCCATCCTGCACGTCTTGATCCAGCGCAATCTCTTGAAGCTGTTTCAAAACCAGATCTGTTCGAGAGAGGCCCAACACGCGCTGCTCAGCTTCTTTCTCCAAAGCCATCTGCTCCAGCCTAGTTGAAACCTTGGGGTTCTCTGCTGCCAATCTGTAAGCTTCCCTGTGCACTGTAGCGTCTGCCATGTTCTCCGCATCATACGCTGCTCTGTAGGCCTCTGAGAAGCTGCTGCCACTCATCACCGCCATGCAAAATGCTTCCTGCTTGTCCGTAAGCTGACTTGCTCCAGCGTTAGGGGATCGCTTGCGGGTTTTCTTTGGTTCACTGGCAGCTACTACCGTGAGCTTTGGCTTGCCTTTTGACGTGCTGCTTGTCGGTGTTTTTTTCATCTCATGCCCTTTTTTCTCAATGTTTTCAGTGGGTGGTATTATTCTACCCCACTAGCAGCTTGCACCCCTGCCCCAACGAATCACCCCGCGAATCACCCCTGATTTGACGTGCTGCTTGTCCATCTGGATCCCCGCTGCAAAAGTTCTATTGCACTTTTTATACCAGTCAAACCCCTACTTTTAAAGGCTTTTAGTGCTAAGGTAACTTTAATCAACATTAGGGGTAGACAAGTCAATCATAAGCTGTCATAAGGTTAATCGAAGTCGGGGGGGCAACGAGCCTAGCGCTCACAGCCCTCGACGGACAACGCCGCAAGGCCCATGGCAATCGCCCCAGTTTGGCATTCCCGACCGCGAGGTCACTAGGGTTTCGATCAGATGAGACGCTCACTACGAGGCATCAACCCTCGAATGTGTGGGCAACTTCAGAGCTTAAACGTAAACGCTGCGAGTGCCGCCACTGGGAAACGGGCTAGTGAGGCGGTTGAATGTAGAGAACACCAGCTTGCAGTAGTAGTGACGCTTTGAAGCCCACAATGTGAACTAAACTTTGTAAGCGCCGTCTGTGGGATGGCGCTTGGATGGTTCAGTTTTGAAAGGTTTAAGAATGACCAAATTTTTTATTAAAGACGCTGACGCGGCTGTCACCGCGATTGACTGCTTCGCATCGTTCTGCATGTCTGCCGCCGATGGCAATGCTGTCAAGGCTGCGTTTGAACTGGCTGGTTTTCTGGCTGCTATCAAAAACTCTGTTTCGTAAGGGGGTGTCATCTTCTGAAAATTATTATTGCGATTTACATCTGGGCAGAGACCTTGCCCTTGATACACAAGGTTGCCTTGGTTGCAGCCATCAACGCAGCGATACTTGCCGCTGCCTACCACCTTGGATGAAAGGGAAAACCATGAATACACCTAGAGATCTGGCGATGGAAATCATCCATGACCGCCATTGGGTCAGTGAAAAAGACATGCTCCAAGCTTGCTTGGCATACATGTCATGGGATGACGTTGCCGACATGCTCAAGACAAACGAAATGCTTGAGCCTTTCACTGCCAGCTATCTAGCTGAGCATCAAATTTATGAAACCTCTTGAAGGGAGAAACAACCATGGCCTCAATTACTGCAAAACTGCTTGGCGTGAACAAGCTTGGCGTCAGCATGAACATCATCATGAACAGCGACATGGGCGAGCATTCACTTGTGATCAGATCAACACAAGAGAGACGCTATGCTTGGATGTACTACTTGGGCATGCCAGATGGCAGATGCTTTCACCTAAAATGTGATGAGTTCCTGCATGAGGATTTCATGGAAAGCTTTGATGCTGAGAACATCTTTCACGTCAGCGCCATGATGCAAAAGATTATGGTGGTTGGTCACTTAGTAGGATCCAACGCAGCGTAGGTTTTACACTACATCCCCCGTGATCATGCGGGGGATTGAGGGTAAAATCGCCCATAACATTGTCAGCCTAGAAGGAAGATACAGATGACAAAATCAGCATTTCAAATTCAAGACGCAACCGTGAACCTGATTGGCAAAGCGGAGCAACAGATTGGCTCTTTGAAGGCCGATAACAAGGCAAACAATGAGGTTGCCAATGGTCACAAGATCGGGGCTTATTGCGAGCTTATTGCCGCGCTTGCCCCTGTCAAGTTGGTCAAGGGCAACCTGCCCCGCGCTGCTTCAAAACAAGTGCGGGAAGCCCTCGCTGTTGCTGGCCTGAAAGAGGCCACCATCAAGCGGTACATGGAGAACTCAGTTGGTGCGATACGCCACTTTGAGATCAGCGGCATGGCTAACGCCACTGCCACCATGGTTGGTGAGTTCTTTGAGACCCACAATATCGACAGCGAGAACAAGCTGGCGAAGCTGGTCAAAGGTGAGGGCGGTAAGTCCAAAGCCCAGCGGCTGGCTGAGCAGGTTGTTGGCAAGTGGTCCACAAAGAAGGACGACAAGGGCAACGCGGTTCAGGGTGACGTGTTCAAGGATGGCCTTGATGATGCAGAGCTTGAGCAGTTCGAGGATATCATGCGGGAGCTTTTGGCTGCGCGTACTGCCTACCGCAATGCTGAAGCAGCTAAGGCTGCTGAGGCTGCTGTGTCTGAAGAGAACACAGACGTGAATGCCGTGATGGCGCAGTTCGCTGCGTAAAGTTCGTTTGAACTTTTTTTGCGTCGCCTGTTGGTGGCGCAAGGATGGTTCAAAAGAGGAGTGAGTGATGAGAGAATATACCTATCATATTGACGCTGGGCACGGTTACTTAGAGGTGCCCTTGGCCGATGCCTTACGGCTTGGCCTGACGCTAAAAGACTTCGCGCATTACAGCTTTGCGCGGGTCACTGAATTGTTTGTGCCAACCCTCTATCTTGAAGAGGACTGCCACATGTCAATGTTCTTGGGCGCGATGCAGTCCAAGGGTGAGCAATTTAAATTGATTGAAATTGTCCATGACGGG